TCATCGAAGCTTATATCACAGTTCACCAGTACTTCAGATGATATGGACTTAAAGTATTGGGTAGCCCTCGAAAAGTCCTCAACTTATAAAGATTAATAGGAGATTATTATGTCAGATCACGAACAGGTTTATGATCTAAGTAACCGAGTCAGCCGTTCAGCAGTAGCTGTTATTGATGCTATTACACAACGTGGTGGATTCAAAGGCGAAGAGCTTAGCACTATTGGTACACTACGAGACCAGTGCATCCAGCTTATTCAAATTGCTGAACAGCGTGATGAAGAAGAGGCTGCCGAATCTGAATAGTTTACATTTGCTTAAAATTGGTTTAGAATATTATTATTACATTATGAGGAAAGCAAATGAGTAAAGATTTTTTATGGGTTGAAAAGTACCGGCCGCAGAAGGTGGCCGATACTATTTTACCTGCAGACTTGAAAAATACATTTCAAAAAATAGTTGATACCGGTGACATGCCTAATATGTTACTCACTGGTACCGCTGGTCTTGGTAAGACTACAATCGCTCGTGCTATGTGCAATGAGCTGGATCTTGATTACATAGTGATCAATGGTTCCGAAGAAGGTAACATCGATACACTACGAGGCAAGATAAAACAATTTGCTTCATCTGTATCGTTACAAGGTGGATACAAAGTTATTATCCTTGATGAGGCTGATTATCTCAATCCACAATCGACACAGCCAGCTCTACGTGGTTTCATGGAAGAGTTTGCAAATAACTGTCGTTTTATTCTAACATGTAACTTTAAGAATCGTGTTATTGAACCACTACATTCTCGGTGTGGTGTATATGAATTCAATACGTCAAAGAAAGCATTGGCTGATATTGCAGCTCAATTCTATAAACGGTTCGTATACATATTAGATAAAGAAGGTGTATCTTATGATTCGAAAGCTGTAGCTGATCTAATTATGAAGTACGCACCGGACTGGAGGAGAGTAATAAATGAAGGACAACGAAAAAGTATTGGTGGGAGTAACATTGATGGCAGTGATACTAGTCCTAGCGGAACTGGATTTGCTACCCTTTCTGCCAGTTTAAAAGAAAAGAATTTCAAGAAGATGAGGTCTTGGGTCGTAAACAATATGGACCAAGATACTGTAGGAATCTTTCGTGGCCTATATGACAATATGAATGAATTTATAGAACCTCGATCTATTCCACAACTTGTTCTCATCCTTGCAGACTATCAATATAAAGACGCCTTCGTGGCAGACCATGAATTGAATGTTGTAGCATGTATGACAGAGATCATGGCAAACGTGGATTTTAGATAATGGATGATTGTATCATATATGATTTTGAAACGTTAGGCAATCAGTATACTGGAGTAGCAGTATCTCTAGCCGTACTTCGTTTCAATGAAAGTAATTATGCTTTGGATCCTTACAACTACGATAATCTAGTAGAAGACACAGCTTTTATTAAGTTTGATGTAGAGGAACAGGTAAAGAAGTTTAATAGAAAGATCGATAAGTCTACCTTAGAATGGTGGGGAAAGCAATCAGAGGAGGCTCAACAGCAACTCAAGCCTTCACCGAGTGACGTATCGATTTCTAACCTTTGGAACTTTATGACAGAATATACAAAAGGAATGGATATGCGGCGTGTATACACACGTGGTAATATGTTTGATCCAGTTCTTATGGAAAAGCTTTTGTATGCTTGTGATAAAGGAATACCATATCCATGGTGGAACGTAAGAGATACTCGATCTTTCCTTGATGGATTGTTATGGGGATCTGACATAGATAATAAGTTTATGCCTGATGGTTGTGCTCAATCATTTATTCACCACGATCCACGCCATGATATTGCACTCGATGTTATGCGTATGCAAAATGTTGTACGTGCGTTATGAGTCCATTTGATTATTTAAACGCAATCAACTTCACCAAAGAAGATATAATGATTGACGATATAACTGAAAAGCAATACAACGGTTTTATGGTGAATCGTGGTCTATCTTACTTTTCAGACACCGTAGCTATAGCAAATGAGATGAATATGTATGCTCATCTCGATAAAAAGCTTCAATTTCATTTTCTTATAAATATTGTCAGGAAGCGGAAACGCTTTTCGAAATGGAACAAACCTGACTTGGTACGTGATATTGAAGTGGTAAAAGAGTATTATGGCTACAGTAATGATGAAGCTAAACAAGCTCTTACACTCTTATCACCTGAGCAAATAAAAGAATTAGAAAAGAAGGTGAGTAAAGGTGGAAGAAAATAATGTAATAGAATGGTCCCCAACAACTATGTTGGAGATTACACTAAACGAACCAGATGACTTTTTAAAGGTTCGTGAAACACTTACTCGTATCGGCGTGGCATCACGTAAAGATCGTAAGTTATTTCAATCCTGCCATATCCTACATAAACAAGGCCGGTACTTCATTGTACACTTTAAAGAGCTGTTTATGTTGGACGGTAAGAAAGCTAATCTAGAAGAAAACGATATTGCACGTAGGAATACTATTGCTACATTGTTGAGCGACTGGGGTCTTATTGATTTTGTTCGTAAAGAAGAACTCAACGTTGCTCCTCTGAGGCAAATTAAAATAATTTCTTATAAGGAAAAGGACCAGTGGGAACTGTGTCCGAAGTATAATATTGGAAATAAATGAATACCGGCTATTTAAATTCGGTATAGCAATAACTATATAAATACAATCGGAGTGCGGATAATCCGGCTCTAAACAATCTTGCTTGACATAAAGGAGATAACAATGACAGGCGTACACTCACTATTTCCGCGTTCATCTTTTGTAGGTTTCGACCATCTGTTCAATGAACTTGAATGGACAGCCAAACATGCACAAGATCATTATCCACCCCATAATATTATTAAAGAAGGTGAATCAGATTATCTGATTGAAATGGCCGTGGCTGGATTCAGTAAGGATGAACTATCTGTAGAAGTCAAAGACAGAACCTTGACTGTTACAGGTGAACATGTTTCTAGAGGTAGAGAATTTATCCATCGTGGTATTTCAACAAAGAAATTTAAGCGAACCTTTAGGCTGTCTGAACACGTACACGTAAACGGAGCAGATATTCAGGATGGAGTACTGGCAATTAAATTGCGTTACGTCATCCCAGAAGAAATGCGTCCTCGTAAAATCACAATAGGTCATTACGAGGAAAAAATAAATGACAAAGGTACTAAGCAACTTCTTACTGAAGATAACTAAATCATACACTAAACGCAAGCAATATCGTAGAACGATTGAAGAACTAAGGCGACTAACTGATCAAGAATTAAATGACATTGGAATTAATAGAGGCGATATCTATTCCATAGCACGTATGGATTCCGATATGAATACTAACCTAAGAGGTTGGGTATAATGTATCATGATGAAACTATTAATCTTGGTGGCACTTCTTTTATCGGGAGAATCTGGCAGAGCATTGCAACCTCATTTGAGGTCATTGGATACGCTAGAGCAGCAGCGCACTTAACATCTCTTGGTTTCCACGAAGAAGCTAAACATTGTATGTTAGAAATAAGTAAGTTGAAAAGATGATTGATCCAGATCATACATACCTAAAGCGTCCTAACGAAAAGAAAAAGGGCGGCAAATAAAAACCAAGAGGGGCTGTAATGGCCCCTTTCAACACAACACACAGGAAACACACACATGACAAATCCATTTCAAATTCGCTATGACGTATTAAACATGGCAAAAGATATGCTTGACAAAGCATATGAAAATCAGATTAACCTAGCACACCAGATGATGGACATGCATAAGGAAAATGCTGATCAGATGAGGGAAGCATACGAAAAGTATATTCCTAAAGCAATTACACCAGAAGAAATTAAAGCTCAAGCAGAAAAACTATATGAGTTTGTTTCAGAAAAAAAATAAATTTAGGGGGTTTACAAGCCCCCTTTTTTATGGTAGAATAGATCCAACATTGGAGGGTTTATTTTTTGGCATTCTACACGTCCATCAATCGCTATGGCAATTCTATCCTGTACCGTGGATACACAGATAACGGTACACAGATTTCAAAGAAACATAAGTTTGAACCTAAGCTATTTGTACCTGTCAAAGAAAAAGGTGAGTACAAATCTTTTGAAGGTCACGACCTAAAAGAAATAAACTTCAGGAAAATGTCTGAAGCAAAGGACTTTGTTGAAACATACAAAGGCACAGAAAACTTTAAGATCTTTGGCACCACAAACTATATCCACCAATTTATTACAGATCTGTATCCAGATGACATTAAGTTCGATGTTAATCACATCAACGTAGTTAACTTCGATATTGAGGTTGCATCTGATGACGGCTTTCCTACACCGGAAGAAGCCGCGTATCCTATCATCTCTATTGCATTGAAATCAAGTAAGTCCTCTATCTATCAGGTATGGGGACTCGATGCTTATGACTATGAAAAAACACAGGTAGATATGAAAGGTGATATGATTCAGTATCACCATTGTAACTCAGAAGAAGATATGCTAGCCAAGTTTCTTGGTTATTGGACAAAGAATTATCCTGATGTTATCACTGGCTGGAACTCTGATTTCTTTGATATTCCATACCTTGTAAATCGTATTCGCATGATCGGATCCGAAGAAGCAGCACGCCGGTTATCTCCTTGGAACATGGTCAAC